ACAACAATGCTTGAAGACTACTGGATTCCCAGAAGAGAAGGTGGAAAGGGAACTCAAATTGATACACTCCCTGGCGCATCTAATCTAGGCGAAATCAGTGATATAACTTATTTCAAGGAAAGCCTATACAATTCATTAAATATTCCATCCAATAGATTAAATTCAGATGCGCCATTTGTATTTGGGCAGACTGATTCTATCAGTAGGGATGAAGTAAAATTCTATAAAATGATCCAGAGAATGAGAAATCGTTTTCAGGGTCTATTCCTCAATTTTCTAGAAAAACAGTTAATTCTAAAGAAAATCATCAATTATAATGATTGGATTTATCTGAAAGAGAAGCTGAGATTTAATTTCACAGTAGACAACTATTTCGCTGAATTAAAGCAGTCTCAGATTATGAAGGAACGTCTAAATCTAGCAAGTATTGCAGAAGTCTATGTTACTAAATACTTTGATGAAAATTATATTCGTAAAATTATTCTGAAACAGACCGATGCAGAGATTGCAGAAATGGATGCGAATATTCCGGCCGATATGGAGAGAGAAACCCAGAGACAGATTGCCCAGGCACAGAGAGATATTATGATTTCTGAAATGCAGGCAGAGTCTCAATTGAAAATGCAGGCGGCACAGTTAGAGGTTATGCCGCCAGAAGAAGTAAATAAACCTGATATGACTAAGACTAAAAAATCATCTGATAAGAAATAATGGAGACGACAATGGATACTAAACATTTAATCAATTTTGCCCATGCCAAGAATTCCATGGATTTTACTAAAGCAGTAAACGGCATTCTAGCAGATAAGCTATCACAGAAAATTTCTTCAATGCATCCAAATGTTGCAAGTGAGTTATTTAATAAAGGATATACCCCGAAATCCGGTGATGAACAAAATTTTGTAGATAAACATACTATTGCTGTAGTTGATTATCCAGTCGAAAATAAAGACGGATTACCTTTCAGAGACGATTCACTAAATACTAGAACCGCCAAAGAAAATGATCCCGCATCTTATGATAGGGGTGAGGATGAAAAAGTATATGAGGAAAGTGAAAATTTAGACGAACGTAAATTAACTAAACCAGAAATGAATAAAAGAGAAGAAATAGCAAAGGCAATTGAACGTAAATTTCCAAAAATGGATATGCAAAAGAAAATGGCAATTGCGACAGCCCAAGCTAAGAAATCCGCATAAATTTAAAGGATACTAATATGATTATACTAAAACCATTAGCAAATGCAGTTTCATTAGGCAATACGGGTAATACTGTAAGTAATGCCACTTTAGTATATGTATCAACCCATAATCAACATGCAATGATTACTCTTGCTAATTCATCTGGTTCTAACCTATCGTCTATTTTTGTTACAAATCCAAATTATATTATTATAGAAAAGAGACCCACAGATTTATTATTAGCTAATAGTTCATCTGATGTTTATGCAACTAAAATAGCATATAGAGGTTAATAAAATAATGGCAAAATTAATCAGAGAAAATATTGAGGATATCAATGTATTAACAGAAGCCGCCGAGGGTTCTGATGTAAAAAAATACTATGTTGAAGGGATATTCATTCAGGGAAATTCTCCTAATAGAAATAGAAGAATTTATCCCATGGCTGTTCTTGAAAAAGAGGTTGGGCGATATGTGAGAGAATCTATTAATGAAAATAGAGCATTAGGTGAACTTGGGCACCCGGAGAGTCCTACCATTAATTTAGATAGAGTAAGTCATCAAATTATGAAACTTACTCGTGAGGGTAATGATTATATTGGTAAAGCTAAAATTCTTGACACACCAAATGGAAGAATTGTTGAAAGTTTCCTAAAAGAAAAAATCAAAATTGGAATGTCAACTCGCGCCATGGGTTCTCTAGTCGAGAAGAATGGAATCATGGAAGTTCAAGATGATTTAAGATTAGCTACCGCTGGTGATTTCGTTGCTGATCCATCTGCCCATAAAGCATTTGTTAATGGAATTATGGAAAATGCCGAATGGGTATATGACCTAGCCACTGATTCTTGGAAAGCAATAGATTTACTAGAGCAGACAAGAAAAGCTGGTAAAATTCTAAATGAAGAAGAAATTTTCAAGGTATTCAAGAAATTCATTTCGAATATTGTAAAATAATATATAAGTATAATAAGGAGTCATGTCATCATGGATAATAGGGAAGAAGAAAATATGGACGATAAAGCTGAAAACTTAGACGAGACTGCGGCATTAGATTCACTTAAACCAAATTCTATGCCTGCTGATGGCATGACTAAATCAGATATGCTTTCGAATCTGGTTGGTGCAATGAATGGCATGAAGAAGTCTGAGTTAGTCGATTTTTTCAATAAATCAATGGCGCAGTTTGGTCCCAATGCTGATTTAGGTATTCCAGATGGAACATCACAGAGAAATGCCGCCACCATTGTTCCGAAGGGTTCTCCGGTTCAGGAAGACGTTAATGAAATGTTTTCTGGAACAGAACTATCAGAAGATTTCAAAGATAAAATTTCAACTTTAATTGAGTCCGCCGTAAACGTTAGAACTAATCTAACTATTGCCCAGCTACAGGAAGAGAATGAAATTAATTTTAACGAATTAGTCGAGGAATATAAGGAAGAGCTATCCGAGAGTATCGATCAATATCTTTCATTCGCTGTTAATGAGTGGATTGAGGAAAATAAGGTAGCTGTAGAAACCTCTATTAAAAATGAACTCCAATCTAGTTTCATGACTGGTCTCCATAATCTATTCAGAGAACATTATATTGATATTCCAGAGGATAAATTAGACCTTCTTGGACAGCTAGAGAGTGAGATTGAGGAACTGAAACAGAGCTTCAATAATATTCAGAATAAAAATATTGAGCTATCTTCTACTAATGAAGAGCTAAATTGTCAGTTGGTTATTACTACTGCAACCAGAGACCTAACAGAGAGCGATGCTCTACGGTTTATGGATTTGATTGACGGTATTACTTACACTGATATGAAGAACTATGAAACCAAACTCAATACTATTAAAGAGAGCCATTTCTCTAACAAAGCTGAAATTGTTAAAGAACAGGAAGAAGTAATGGGTATTGATTCACTGAATGAAAACGCTGCTGATGAGCCGGTGATTACTGGTGCCATGTCCAAATACCTAGAAACTGTAGCAAAAACTACGAAAAAATATATATAATTAAATCAAAGGGAGTTACTTAAATGCAATTACATGAAGACATTCTAAGAAAGTGGGCACCGCTTCTAAATGCAGAGGGATTATCTAAAATCACTGATGCTAATAGACGTAACGTTACTGCCGCTCTTCTGGAAAATACTGAAAAGGCTATCAGAGAAACCGGAAGCTATGCGCCGCGCTCGCTATTAGAAGCGGGAGTCCCTACTAACGTAACCGGCGATTCCATTGACAACTATGATCCAGTATTAATTTCTATGGTCCGTAGAACTATGCCAAATCTAATGGCATATGACGTTTGCGGTGTCCAGCCGATGACTGGTCCAGTTGGTCTTATCTTTGCTATGCGTTCCCGTTATACTAATCAGACTGGTGCTGAGACTTTCTATAATGAAGTCAATACTGCATATGCGTCTGTCCTAACTGGCGCAAATACAATAGGTAATAAGCATGTTGGAACACTCCCTGGTTCTACATCAGTTACAGCTAACCTTGCCGAAGAGGGTATTTACAACTATGGTGGAGGAATGTCAACTGCACAGTCCGAAGCTCTAGGTGCATCTTCTAATACTGCTATTCCGCAGATGAGCTTTAGTATTGAGAAAGTTTCTGTTACTGCACAGTCCCGCGCTCTAAAGGCTGAGTATTCACAGGAAATGGCGCAGGACCTAAAGGCTATCCATGGTCTAGATGCTGAGACCGAACTAGCTAATATTCTATCTACTGAAATTCTTGCCGAGATTAATCGTGAAGTAATTAGAACTATTGCTGTTACTGCTACTCGTGGTGCCAACACTGGAACAACCACACAGGGCATTTTCGATCTTGATACTGACTCAAATGGCCGTTGGTCTGTTGAGAAGTTTAAGGGCCTAATGTTCCACCTAGAGCGTGAATGTAACCAGATCAGCCGCGATACCCGAAGAGGTAAAGGCAATATCATGATTTGTTCATCTGATGTTGCATCTGCCCTACAGATGGCCGGTATTCTTGATTACGCTCCTGCACTAAATTCCAATCAGCTACAGGTTGATGATACTGGTAATACTTTCGCTGGTGTTATTAATGGCCGACTAAGAGTTTATATTGACCCGTATGCCGAGGGCGGAAATTATGCCGTTGTTGGTTATAAAGGTAGCTCTACTTTTGACGCCGGACTATTCTACTGCCCATACGTTCCTCTACAGATGGTAAGAGCCGTTGGTGAAGACAACTTCCAGCCGCGAATTGCCTTCAAGACACGATATGGTATGGTTGCTAATCCGTTTGCCGAAGGTGCTACAGTTGGTAATGGTGCGCTAACTAAGGATAGTAATAAATACTACCGTAGACTTATCATCACAAACCTTATGTAAGATTAAGGTTTAATCTAAACCGAAAACGCCCAGGGTCAAATCTGGGCGTTTTTTATTGTGTATTTACTTACTCTATTGTTATAATCTTCTTCTTTAGAAATAAAGTGAACGGGATATCTAATATTCTACCATTCATTTTTAATATCATCCCAAATGTTTGATAATACCCTTCTATTAAAAGGATCATATACATCAGTAGATGATAGAAATACTTCCCAAAGAGAAGAGTAATAAATCTTCATCGGTAATGTCTGCATCATTCCAATTAAAATCATCTGGATGATCGGCAAACCATTTTGCCATTTTCTTATCCATTATACATCAACGAATCCAAATTCTTCCAGTGAAATAAATTCCGTTCCCTTATGAATAAATCTACGTGGAAGATGCCAGTGACCATGCACCCACATTTTTGGTTTATTCACTACCAGAACTTCTTCCAGAGCATGTCGTGTTCTACTATTCCAATCAGAAAAATTCACATAACCATTTTGAATTAAACCACATGCAGATTCTGGGCAATCATGAGTTACAACAATATCGTAACTTTTATTACGTTTAACTACATTATCGATAATGTCATACAATTCACTAATAGATAGTTCTTCATTTCGCCACCATGAAACTCCTTCCTTGCGAAGTTTCCAGTCAATGGAGAATGCGCCGCCTACGAATAGCATTTCCTTACCTTCAATGATAATAGACGAACCATCAGGAATATATTCTAGATTGCTAGCTGTACATTCTCGGCACTTATCCAGATTATCATGATTACCACGAATGAAGTAATTATTACCATTCAGTGCCCTAAGTTTATCGTAATCAATCTTAAAACCCATTCCGAAATCGCCAACCTGAATAGTATTCATTTCACCACGTTCAAGTGCATTTTCTACAATCGCATTATAATTACTGACATTACCATGAATGTCTCCAATAAATCTCATATACCACTCCTATTTTAATTTCTATAAATACATAAAATACGTTGATTATTCATCATAATTGAGTTATAATTCGGAGAATTAAACATGGAACACAATAGAAACCAACCAACTAACCTAAACTTTCTTCACTCTACAGGATTTAAGTTTTTCGTTAAAAAACTACCTACTACCAATTTCTTTACGGAAAGTATTAACCTTCCGGGTAAGAAGATAACAGTATTAACACAACCTACTCCAAATTACAACATTCCATTGTGGGGAAATAAGTTAATATACAATGATCTTACCGTAACATTCAAAATTGATGAAGATATGAGAAATTACTTCGAAATCTCTGACTGGCTAGATGGAATAGGTAAACCTGAATCGATTAAGGAAAGACAGTTACTAAATTCTAGGGCCTTAGTTAATGAAGGAATTGTTAGCGATTGTATCATAAACATTCCAACTAACACAAAGAATCCAAATTTAGTCATAACCATTACGGATGCGTTTCCTACAAGTATTTCTGATTTAATTTTTTCTTCAACACAGGGAAGTGAAGAACACCTAGTTGTCACAGCCACATTTAAATTTGCCGGTATAAAAATGGAGAGAATATTTAATGAAAGTTAATGATATTATTGCGTTATGGGAAGAAGATTCAGAAATCAGAGCAGATGATATTGGTAATTCGAGTCTTATTACTCTAGAATTACACAGTAAATATTTAAAGATATATCTCGGAGAAGTGGCCTATCTAAAAAAGTATAAGTCTGAATATAAGAAGTTATACAAACTTAAGTGGTCTTATTATCTAGGTTATATGGATAAGGAAGAGTTGCAGAAACTCAATTGGGAACCTTTCCAGTATAAAATTCTCAAACAAGATATATCAATCTATTTAGAAGGTGATGAAGAATTATCTGAATCCCTACTAAAATACGAATTACAACAAGATAAAGTCAATATCCTTGATCAAATCATCAAGTCTATTAATAGCAGAAATTTCACTATTAAAAACCATATTGACTGGAAGAAATTTGAAAATGGAGTGAACTAATGACCCAGATTATAGTCGATTACCTAGATGAAGTCTACATCAAAGTCCGGTCGGAGAGACATGTTGAACAGGAATTGTCGGAATTGTTCTCATTCGAAATTGCAGCTAGTAAATATATGGCAAGAAAGAATCCTAGATTTAAGAATTGGGACGGTAAGATTTACTTATATTCACTAAAACAAAAGAAGGTTTATTATGGATTACTTGATAAAATTGAAGCATATGCCAAAGACAACAATTATGAATTTATTAATAATATTCCTAATGATAAAAATATCTATGATGATTATTATGTTAATGAATATGTGAATTCTCTAAAGCTACCATTCGAACCAAGAGATTATCAAATATCAGGTTTCAAGGATTGTATCAATAGTAATCGAAGATTGATTGTAAGCCCAACTGGATCGGGTAAATCATTATCCATATACATGCTATCTAAATTCTATATGGATGAAAATAAAATTCTCATCATTGTTCCTACTACAAATCTAGTTGAACAGTTAGAGGGAGATTTTAGAGATTATGGATATACCGCCTCTCTCCCAGATCGGAAGAGC